GACGACGAGCTGCTCGGCTTCGTGCTCTGCGCGTACGCGCTGGATCCGGTGACGGGCCGCCGCGTGTACGACGAGGCGTTGCTGTCGCGGGTGAAGGGCCGCGCCAAGAGCGAACTGGCTGGCATGCTGGTCTGCGCGGAGGCCAGGGCGCCGGTCCGGTTCTCCCACTGGGACCCCGACACTGGCGAGCCGGTCGGCCGGCGGGTCGTTTATCCCTTTATTCGCTGTTTGGCAACGGAGGAGGGGCAGGCCGGCAACACCTACGCCAACGTCGCGTTCATGCTGTCGGAGGCGCGGGAGCAGCACCCGGAGGAGTTCGCCGGCGTTGATATCGGCCGGGACTGGCAGTCGTCCACGCGGGTGCTCCTGCCTGGCGGTGGGGAGATCCGGCCGTCGACCGCCTCCAGCGCGGCCAAGGATGGTGGCAAAGAGTCGTTCGCGGTCGCCGACGAGACGCACCTGTATGTGCTCCCGGAGACCCGGAGCATGTACCGGACGGTGAAGTTCAACTGCGGCAAGCGCAAGGCCGCGGAGCCGTGGCTGCTGCAGACCTCCACGATGTACGCGCCGGGGGAGGAGTCGGTCGCCGAGGTCACCCACCGGGCGGTCAGCAAGGGCAAAGCGCCGCGGCTGCTGTTCGACCATCGCGGCGCCCGTCGCCACCTCGAGCTGGTTGATGGGCCGGCGCTGCGCGCGGAGCTCCGCCACGTCTATGGCGACTTCGCCGACGTGATGGACACCGACCGGATCGTCACGCTGCTGCTGGACGAGACCGTCGACGAGGCGGACCGGCGCCGGTACTGGCTGAACGAGGAGCACGCCTCGTCGGGCCGGTTCCTCCCGCTGGGCGCGTGGCCTGCCTGCGAGGACCTGGCGATTGTGGTCCCGGACGGCGCGCCGATCGCGTTGGGGTTTGACGGGTCGCTGCGGCAGGACGCGACCGCGCTGCGCGGGTGCACCCGGGCGGGGCACCTGTTCACCCTGGGGATCTGGGAGGCGCCGCTGGACTCCCGCGGCCGGCCGGTGGGCGACTGGGAGGTCCCCGAGACGGAGGTTGACGCGGCGGTCGACGAGGCGCACCGCCGGTTCCGGGTGGTCCGCGGCTACTACGACCCGGCGTGGTGGGGCTCGTGGGTGCCGAAGTGGGCAGCCAAGCATGGCAACGACAAGGTGATCCCGTGGTGGACGAACCGGGACGCGCCGATGGCCAGGGCGCTCCGGGCGATCCGCACCGCGATCGTGCAGCGGGAGCTCACCCAGGACGGCGACCCGGTCGCCGCCAGGCACTGGGCGAACGCGCATCGGCGGCCGACCGGGGCCAAGGACGAGACCGGCGCGCCGATGTCGCTGATGGCCAAGGAACGCAAGGGGTCGCCGAACAAGATCGACGCGGCGATGGCGGACACGTTGGCGTGGGCGGCCCGCAACGACGCGCTCGCCGCAGGGGCGTTCGTCGACGAGCCGGCACCGGCGACCGCGAAGGCGGCGGCGCCCAGGGGTGAGGTCCGGGTCGAGGTGTGGCGGCCGTCGAAGCGGCTCGAACTGTGAGAGGGAGACCTGTGAAGCCAAGCGTTGGACGCATCGTCCACTACGTGAGCTATGGCACGCCGGGCGGCGAGTACAAGAGCGAGTGCCGCGCGGCGGTCGTGACGGAGCTTTGCGACAACCCCAGGGGCATCGACCCGGAGACCGGCACGCTGTGCGTTTCCCTTGCGGTGCTCAACCCGAGCGGCCTGTTCTTCGACCAGCACCTACCGCAGGACGAGGACGGGCACAAGGGCGGGACATGGCACTGGCCCGAGCGGGTCGAGGAGAGCTGATGGAACCCCGGGAGATCCGCATCCGCGTGCCCCACCTCGGCGGGCAGCTCACGTCGAACCTGGTCGGCGCGGCCGGGCTGGTCTGTCTGGTCGTCGCGGTCGCCGGGCTGGCTGGCGGCTGGTGGGCGCTGCTGCTCGCCGGGCTGGTCCTGGTCGTCGTGGCGGTCGTCGCGCAGGCCAGCACCCCCGTCCAGACGCCAGCAGCGGCGCCGGCGACTGGGCAGGCGCAGGGTGAGCGGCGGCCGAGGGCGGTTGGCTGATGTGTGACGACCAGCCGGAGGCCGGCTACTACCAGAAGGGCCGCTACATGGAGCCGCCCCAGCCGCAGGCGACCGTCAGCGACAACCCCGAGGTCGGCCGGCTCCTCGGCCCGGACGGCAAGCTGGCCAAGATCGTCCGCGCCAAGCCCGAGCGCACCATCGGCTACAAGCCCACCCGGGAGGCGGCCGAGTGAGGTCCTGGTTCTGGCCCGCGCGGGCGACGGAGGCGACCCCGCAGCAGCTCGTCGCCACCGGCGCGATGCTCGGCACCAGCTCGACCGACCCGATCGACGGGGACCGCGGCTGGCGCCCCGCCGGGTCAGCCGGGCGGGAGGTGCCGTACTGGACCCAGGAACGCGCCCGCTCCTACTCGGTGGCCGCCTATCGGGCCAACCCGATGGCCCGCGCGATCGTCGACACCTACACGTCGTTCTGTGTGGGCGACTCGGGGGTGAGCCTGCAGGTCACCAACCCCGACGTCCGCCGCGTCGCGGAGGGCTTCTGGAAGGACCCCCGCAACAACGTCGCCGCCGGGCAGGAGCTCGCGTTGCGGTCGACGATGCTGCTGGGGGAGCGGCTCCTGGAGCTGATGGTCGGCCCGCTGTCGGGGGTGGTCCGCTACGCCCCGGTCGACCCGTCATGGATCACCGACGTGACCCTGGTCGCCGGGAACGCGCTGTGGCCGAACAAGGTCCTGTACCGGTGGGATGGCGCGCCCAGCGAGGGCCGGGACCTGCAGGTCGTCCAGATCGACGACCAGACCGGCCTGCGGGTCGGGGAGGCGACGTTCCTCGCGCCGTTCAAGTCGCTTGAGACCGACAAGCGCAGCATGCCATACCTGATGCCGATCCTGGACTGGTTGGACAACTACGACACGGTGTTGTCGAACCTGATCGACCGGACCGCGCTGATGCGGTACCTGGTGTGGGACGTGACCGTCGAAGGTGAGCAGAGCGACGTCGACACCTTCATCACCCAGCGGGGCGGCACCGCGGTCCCACCGTCCGGGTCGATGGAGGTCCACAACCAGAAGGTCAAGTGGGACATCAAGCAGGGCTCGACCGGCGCGGAAGAGGACTCCGTGGCCGCCAAGAGCGCCCTCACCCAGGTTGCAGGCGGCTCCGGGCTGGCCAAGACGTGGCTGGCGGAGCCGGAGGACGCCAACCGGGCCACGTCGCTGACGATGGCGGAGCCGGTCCGCCGCCGGGTCGGTGGGGTCCAGAAGATGTGGCTGGACTACATGACCGAGCTGGTCCGCTTCGCGGTCGACCAGGCCGTGGCCGCCAAGCGCCTCGCGGCGACGGTGGAGGCGGTCGATCCGAAGACCGGGCAGAGCTTTGCGATCCCGGCGGCGCAGGCGGTGCTGGTGACCGGCCCGGAGATCGCCGCGGCGGACAGCCAGATCACCGCGCAGGTCCTCCTGAACCTCAGCACTGGGCTGGAGAAGCTCGTCCAGATCGGCGCGCTCTCACGCGAGGGCGCGGCGGTCGCAGCGCGCAAGGCGTGGGAGGACTACGTCGGCATCCCCTACACCGCCGAGCTCGACTCGTCGGCGGCCAACCCTGACGACGTGGCAGGCGCGGTGGATGACGCCGCAAAGGCCAAGCTCCGGGCCGTTGGGCCCGCATAAGGAGGGACGAATGGCCCGTTCAGAGCAGGCTGAGGTCGCGCGGCGTGGCATGGCCGGCGACGGCTCCTACCACGTCGGCGACGACGTCGTGCCGACCGTGCGGTCGAAGGCGGAGGCGGCGCAGCAGCTTGGCCTACCCGAACAGGACATCGACGAGGTCCGCTTGGTCGACGCCGGCGACCTGGTCGTGCTCAAGAGCGGCCGTGGGGTGGTCATCCCGGTCGGTGGCGGCGGAATGTACGAGGTCGCTGACGCCTCCAAGCTCGGCTCTGAGGCTGCCCCGGCGGCCCCGGAGCCCGCCAGTGCCACTGCGGACGAGCCGAAGGCGGCGCCGGCCAAGGCTGAGAAGGTGGCGTCGGCGAAGGGGAAGGCGTCGCCGTCGTGACCGCCCTCGAGCACAACCACGAGGGCCCGGCGGGGCGTGCCGGCTGCCCGGTGTGCAATCAGGAGCTGATGGAGGCCGGGTTCAACGGCCAGCCGGCTCCTGATGGCACGGGGATGGTGACCTGCCCGAACTGCCGGCACGTGTTCCGGCCTGTCCCCCAACCTGCTGAGGGGGTTCGCATGACCGAGTCGGTCGGCGCGCCGGAGGAGACCCCGGCCGCTGAGGGCGAGGAGGGCGAGCCGGCCGAGGAGACCGCTGAGGCGACTGCCAAGGCGACCGCGACCAAGCCGCACGGCGATGTCGACTACGCCGATCCTGGCTATCTGGACGGCGCCGGGCAGCAGGCATCTGACACGGGCCTCACCCCGGTCGCCCGCTACGACCTGAGCACGGCGGACCGGACCCGGGCGGCGTGGTCGTACATCAACCAGAAGAAGAACGCGGCGCAGTACACCGCCAGTCAGCTGAAGCTCATCAAGGGGCGGATCAAGGGCGCTGCCAGCAAGTTCAATATCACCATCTCCGACTCAAGCACCGAGGCGATGATCGACGGGGCCCGCTCGTTCGACGACGTCCGCGAGCTGGTCCGCGCCGCGCTCGCCGAGGACGAGCGGGAACGCAGCGGCGAGTTCTACGCCTACTGCTACATCGCCGACCTGACCGACAGCCAGGTGGTCTACTCCTGCGGCAGCAAAGACGAGCTGTGGCAGCGTCCGTACAGCGTCGACGAGGCCGGACAGGTGACCCTCGGCGTTCCCTCGATGGTGGTGCGGACCTACACCCCCGCCCCAGCCGCGATGCAGACCGGAGCGGGTGAGGCGGTCGAGCTCGGCGAGGCGCCAGCGCCGGCGGAGCAGCAGCGCGACCGGATCGACGGTCGGGTGCTGGAGGCCAAGGGCGTCGACGAGGGCGGCGGGCGGGTGTTCGGGGTGCGGATCATCGCCTACGGGGACTCGAAGAACATGCGGCGCTACCCGGAGGCGGTGATGCGGGCCGCGGCGCCGCTGTACGAGGGTGCCAAGGCCTACGACCACCACCGCAGCGACCAGGAGATGGCGTCGGGGACGATCCAGGGGCTGATCGGGTCGTACCGCGACGTCGTGGCGACCGACGTGGGCCTGGAGGGCGACCTGCACCTGTTCCCCGGCGCGGTCCACGCCGCGGAGGCGCTCGACGCGGCGCTCGGCCAGGAGCAGGGCCTGCCACCGCTGGTGGGGATCTCCCACGACGTCTACGGCACCTACAAGTCGATCGTGGTGGGTGGCCGCCGCCTCCAGGAGGCGACCGCGATCACCAAGGTCAACTCGTCCGACATCGTCGCGGACCCGGCAGCCGGCGGCCGGGCCGTCCGGATGGTCGCCGGCGGCGAAACCCCAGCAACAACCGGTTCGGGCGCGGAGCCCGACAGTAGCAAGGAGGAGTCCGTGCCCCCCACCCTCGATGAACTGCTCGGCGTGCTGAAGGAGGCGTCCGACGAGCAGCTCGCCGGCGTTGGCCTCAAGCGGCACACCGCCAGCAACGGCAACGGCAACGGTGGCACACCCGCCACCGAGGCCACCCCACCGCCCCCGCCGAGCGTCCTCCACGCGCTGCGGGGCGGGGAGACCCGCGCCAGCGAGGCGATCGGGAAGGACTCGTGGCTGGCGCGGACGTTGACCCGCGACAAGATCCTCGCCGCGGGCCTGCCGATGACCAGCTTCGACCGGATCATGGAGAGCCTCCCCGAGCCGATGACCGAGGCCGACGTCGACGCGCGGATCGCCAACATCAAGGACGGCATCGCCGTGTTCGAGGGCGCCTCGCTCACCCCCCGGATCGGTGGGGCCACGGTCGGCAGCGAGTCGATCGAGAAGAAGATCGAGGCGCTCGACAAGTTCTTCGAGGGCGACTACCAGCACGGCTACCGGTCGTTCCGGCAGGCGTTCGTGGACATCACCGGCCGCCAGCCGAAGAACTGGGACGAGGACTTCAACCGCACGATGATGGCGGAGTCGGTCGGGCCGTTCGACTCGGGTGTGCACGCGCAGGAGTCCATGACCTCGTCCAGCTGGAACCTGGTCCTGGGTGACTCGATCACCCGGCGGATGGTCGCCGAGTACGGCCAGCCGAGCCTGCAGTCTTGGCGGAACATCGTCTCGAGCATCGCGCCGGTCAACGACTTCCGCACCGTGCGGATCGACCGGATCGGCGGGTACGGTACCCTCCCGGCGGTCGCGCAGGCGGCCGCGTACACCGCGCTGACCTCCCCGACCAACGAGGAAGTCACCTACACCCCGACCAAGCGTGGCGGCACCGAGGACCTCACCCTCGAGATGATCGCCAACGACGACGTCCGCGCGATCAGCAAGATCCCCGTCAAGCTCGGCCTGGCCGCCGCGCAGACCCTGTACCGGTTCGTGTGGGACTTCCTCCGCGCGAACGCCGCGATCTACGACGCGATCGCGCTGTTCAACGTCGCCACCCACGCCAACGACCTGATCATCACCCCACCGGCGCTGTCCCAGACCGCGCTGTCGCTGATCCGCGCGAAGATGCGCGCGCAGAGCGCCTACGGCGACACCGCCGACATCCTCTCGCTGGTCCCCCGCACGCTGGTCGTGCCGGCGTCGCTGGAGGAGATCGCCTACCAGCTCACCAAGTCGGTCGTGGCGGTCCCCGCCACCCCCGCGGGCCCCTCCGACACGCCGAACATCCACTCCTCGATGGACTTCATCGTGGTGGACTACTTCCCCGGCGTGACCGGCACCCCCGCGTCGAACTGGTGGTTCGTGGTCGCCGACCCGTCGCTGTGCCCCACCATCGAGATCGGGTTCTACCAGGGCCGCGACACCCCGGAGCTGTTCACCCAGTCGGACCCGACGCAGGGCTCGGTGTTCTCCAACGACGTCATCAAGTACAAGATCCGCCACATCTACTCGGGGGCCGTGCTGGACTACCGCGGCTTCCAGCGCCAGGGCATCCCGTGAGCCGGCGGACCTGGCGGAGCGACATCAGCATGCCCCTCCTAGGGGTGTGCTGATGTCGCTGGATGTGATGGCCTCGCCCGCCGCCGCGGCGGCCGGGGTCATCAGCGCCAACCCGTGCGAGCTGCGCGGGTACAGCCTGCGCACCTCCGTCGCGGCGACCGTGACCCTGTGGGACAACGCGGCGGCCGGGTCCGGGACGATCCTGGCCACCTTCGACACCGCTGCGGGTGCGCTGGCGGCGACCGTGGCGATCGCCACGGGGCTCCGGGCCGCCAACGGCGTGTTCGCCACCATCTCGACCGGGACCCTGTCCGGGTCGGTGTGGCTCGCCTAGGGAGGTTCGCATGCCCGCCATGGCCCCGTGGGTCGTCGCCGTGCTGCTGCTCGCGGCGCTCGTGCTGTTCATCGTCGCCTTCTTCGCCAAGCCGTGGCGCCACGACCTAGTCGCCGCGGGCCTGGCCTGCTGGATGCTCACGCTCGCGTGGGCCGCATGGGCACGACTCTGACCAACTGCTGAGAAGGAGCATTCGTGAAGCGAATCATCACCATCCTCGCGCTGGCCTGCGCGCTGCTCGCTGTCGCCGCGGCGCCGGCGTGGGCCGGTTCGCCCCACTTCGTCGACGGCACGGTCACCACGACCCGCTCGGGTGACACGCTGACGGTGAGCGGGAAGGAAGCCGGCCTCGGCGACGAGACCCAGATCACCGTCGAAGCGTCCGTGGTGGCGGCGTGCCTGAACCCGGGGCAGCAGTTCCCCCAGGCCACCAACAAGGAGACCGTGACCGCCTCCGCCGACGTGCCTGTGCAAAACGGCAAGGCGTACTTCTCGCTCGACCTCAAGGCGGTGTTCCAGCCGTCCTGCTCCCCGCCGATGTCGGTCGTGTTCGGGGCCGTGACCGTGACCGACGTGACCAACGGGATCTCGGTGACGCTCTGAGATGACCCCGGAGCCAACCCCCCAGCCGCTGCCGCCGCTGCCGCCACCGGCGGCACCGCAGGTCGTCCCGCAGCCGCTGCCAACCCAGGTGAAGGTGGACCTGGTCACCGCGACCCAGCCGGGCCAGCCGACGCTGCACATGCTCCGCTGGGACATCACCACCCCCTCGGGCACCAAGACGATCTTCTCCGATCGGGCGTTCACCCAGCAGATCGTCCAGATCCTCATGGGGCACCTGCAGGTGTGGCCGGGGGAGCTGGTCGTCGCGCAGCCGGACATGGAGCAGGTCCGCGCGCTGCTCGGCCAGCCCGGCGGCCCGTCCAACGGGTCCAGCAAGCGGGGCAGTGGCCGGTGAACGCGATCCTGACCGACGTGTGCGTCAACGCGATGACAGGAGTGACCGCATGAAGAGACCGTTCGTCGTCGTGCTCGTCGTCGCGCTGCTGCTGGCCATCGGCGGCATCGCGTGGGCCAGCATCCCCGGCCCCGACGGCGTGATCCACGGCTGCTACAAGACCTCGAACCCTGCGCAGGGCGCACTGATCGCCATCGACTCGGCGGCGAGCTGCCCGAGCGGGTACACGGCTCTCAACTGGAGCCAGACCGGCCCGCAAGGACCAGCCGGGCCAACAGGCGCAGCGGGGCCAGCGGGGCCGGCCGGGCCGGCGGGAGCGGATGGCGTCTCGGGACTTCAGTACGTCCAGGAAGAGATCTCCATCCCGGCGAACTCGCTCGGTCAGGCGTCGGTTGACTGCCCTACAGGCAAGACAGCCATTGCTGGTGGCTTCGAGTCGGAATCGGGCGTGGATATACGCAGTTCTACGCCGAACTATCAGAATTCGAGTGGCCCGGCGTTCTCATGGGTCACGGTCTTCATCAACAACAATGCGTATGCCGTCACGCGCTACGCCTATGCCGTCTGTGTGAGCGCTGCCTGAACCGCCGCCGAGCGGTCGCGCGGTCAGGGCAGGACACACTAGGAGGGTTCTCAGTTGACGGCCATCTTGACCAATGCATGTAAAAATGCCCTTTTGGACAGTGCCGTCGCCGCTGCCCTCAACCCGGCGACACCGTTCCTGGCGCTCCACACCGGCTTCCCCCCGGCCGTCAACCCAGGCAACGAGGTCACCGGCGGCGCGCCCGCCTACGCACGGAAGGCGATCACCTGGCAGGCGGCCGGTGCCGTCGTGCAGGGCCAGAAGGACATCACCGCGGCGGTCACCTTCGACGTCCCGGCAGGGACCGTGAGGGCGGTCTCACTGGTCGACTCCTCGTCCGGTGCTGCGACGATGCGAGCATGGATGCCAGCGGGCAGCACGGCCCGGCGCGCTTTCACCGTGAACGCGGCCGGAGTCACCGCCGACGCGTTCGACTCGCCCGCGCATGGCCTCGCCAACGGCAATTCGGTGCTGGTGTGGCCCACGATCGGCGCGGTGCTCCCGACCGGTGTGGCGGAGGACACAGAGTACTTCGTCGTCGGCGTGACCACCGACACCTTCCAGCTCTCGCTCACCCTCGGCGGCGCCGCAATCAACATCACCGCAATCGGCGACGGCGACGTCCAGAAGTTCACGCCCGAAGTGTTCGCGGCGCAGGGAACCTACCAAGTTTCGGCCTTTAGCGTCGCACTTCCTGGCTGAGCTTTCGTGTAGGATGGTTGGACAGAACGGCCCCCGCACCGTTGGAGCGGCCGGGGGCCAGGACGACACCCGACATCGAGGAGGGGTGCCGACATGGCCAAGCGTACGTGCACGGTCGACGGCTGCGAAGGCTCAGCGGTAGGGCAGGGGCTCTGCCGGAAGCACTACAGCCGCTGGCAGCGGCACGGCACAACGGCTGACCCGCAGTCTCGGCCGGAGGAAACCTGCTCAATCGACGGCTGCGACCGGCCGGTCAAGGCACACGGCTGGTGCCAGACGCACTACCGCCGCTGGCAACGGCACGGCGATCCGGAAGCCCGCCTGCGGATCCGCAACAGCGGCACCCCGGAGGAGCGCTGGTGGGCGCGAGTCAACAAGGACGGCCCCATACCGGAGCACCGCCCGGACCTCGGTCCGTGCTGGCTGTGGATTGAGCCGTTCAACTGGCAGGGATATGGCTGGTTCTCGAACGAGCATGGCCGCTCGGTCGGGGCGCATCGCTGGGGCTTCGAGCGGTTCGTCGGCCCGATCCGCGAGGGCTTCGAGCCGGACCATCTTTGCCGTGTCCCTGCGTGCGTGCGGTTCGATCACCTCGAGCCGGTGACGCACCAAGAGAACGTGCAGCGTGGCAGCAGGACCAAGTGGCTTGGTGTGATCTGCGTGATCGAGGGTTGTGCGCAGGCGGCGAAAGCGCGTGGTCTCTGCCACAAGCACTACAAGCGCCAATGGAGGCTGAGCCGCAAATGATGTCGAGCTTCCCGATCAGCCTGCCCGCATAGGAAGGAGAGCAGCGCATGCCGCACGGTGGTTCCGGCTGGGTCTTCGAGCACGTCTGCATCGCTGGTGAGGACGTCAAGATGACCGTCACCTGCAACGGCACCAGCTTCGGCGTCTTCTACTACTGGCAGGCCGCCACCCCGGTGGCGTGCTACCCCGACCCGCAGCCCGCCCCCGGCGTCTACGACCCGGCCTACGCCGCCGCGAACCCGACGTACTACAACCCGTACTCGTACGCGCAGGGGACGGTGAACGGGACCAGCGATGTCGGCTGCACCCAGGACGCCGCGAAGCAATGGGCGATCGACCAGTACCCCAACCGCCAGTAGCGCCGAAATGATCATGCTGGAGGTTGAGCATGCTTTCTGAGGCGAGTCTGGTTCAGCCTCCAGCATTCGGCACCTTCACGACCCAAACTGGGACGGCGAGCCTCCCCAACCCCACCCAGGATGGCAGCACCGTCCTGCTCCTCACCTTCCGGAACAACAGCTCCAGCCTCGAGATCGTGGCGGCGGGGTTCATGGATGACGGGCCGTCGCTGGGCGCGGGCGGCAACACCATGCTGCAACGCCGCCACCGGGAGGTGTTCGGCGGCGAGAACTCCTGGCCGCTGGACGCGCAGTTCCCCTCCAGCGGCAACATCTTCGCCTGGCTCGCGTACGAGTTTTCCAGCGTGGATCGTGTCTCGCCGCTCGACCAGTACGCCACCAACTCCGGGCTGAGCGTCGCCACGCTCTCGACGGGGACAACCCCGCAGGTCGACGACACCGACATTGCCTGCATCGCTGTCCACGCCACCTCCTCCGCAGTGACCACGATGACCCCGCAGACCGCCGGGTTCGTCAAGGGTGAGGAGATCACGCTGAACAACGGCAGCGGGAACATCACGGTCATGGTGTCCCGCGCCTATCCGGGGGCCGGCGGCACGTACGAATGCACCGCCGATCTCGGCGGCACGATGGGCTTGGCGCTTGGCGCCATGCTGGTCTACCGGGCAGCTGCGGAGGAGCCGTTCTCGCAGGGTGGTCAGGCGACGGTGGTGTGAATGGCCACAACGCTGTTCCTCACCGATGCCGCCTCTGACCTTGGCGGCGCAGGGCAGAAGGCCCTCTCCACCTCTCGAGGCGCAGCGTCGGCGAACGCGATCACCAACGACGCAGCCTCAGGGACCAACATCACCGTCACCGCAACCGGCGGCGGGCAGATCCTCACGTGGTTCTCGACCCAGCTGCTGGCGGTCACGATCTCGGGGATAGTCACTGTCAATGTCCGCGGGAAAGAGTCCAGCGTCAGCGCCAACTGCGGCGCGGGGATCCTCGTGGAGCGGTGCGACTCGCTCGGCAATGTGATCTCCACGATCCTGAACGACGTCACGGTGCCGAGCACCATCACCGAGTACTCCACCAGCGATGCGGCCAAGAACGGCACGTACACCCCGACCTCCACTGCGCTGGTGAACACCGACCGGATCAAGGTGACCCTGAAGGTCCGCAACGTCGGGACGATGGGCAGCGGCCACACCATCACCAACACCTACTCGGGCCCGACCGCCGCGGTCGCTGGGGACACGTACGTCACGTTCACCGAGACGCTCAACTCGGTCGTGCAGGCCGGCACCGCACCCAAGCCGGTCATCTACCGCAGGGCAATCAGGTACGCCGACGCCCGATAGGAGCATCAATGGCCAAGGCAGGCTATTCCGCGCCAGCGGCAGCGGCGGTAGCGCTGGTCGCAGCCACCGCCAAGACCACGATCGGCGTCCAGTCACCAGCCCAGTTCGGCTGCGACCTGCAAGGCTTCTCGTTCGTCTTCGACGGGGTGACCGCCACCGCGGTGATCGTCGTCGTCGAGCTGTGCCGAGCCACCTTCGCCACCAACGCGCCTGGCACCAACTCGACCACGATCACCCCGCAGCAGGAGTACGGGCCGACGATCACGCCCGGATTCACCGCCGCGTCCGCGTGGACCGCCGCCAACGAGCCGACCGTGCTCACCCCAATCTGGCGGTTCGGGCTCGACCCCAACAAGGGCTTCATCCTCGTCGAGCGCCCACCGGGCCGGTCATGGGACACCCCGGTGTCCAACGGGTTCGCGCTCCGCATGACCGCTCCGGCCGCTGTCAACGTCACCCCGACCATGTTCTTCGAGAGGACCTGACATGACCTATGGGCAGCTGCTGGAGGTGGCCGCGCTGGTCAAGGCGGACATGCCCGTCCGGGTCCGGCTGGCCGACGGGGAGCTGGTCGACGTGGCCGGCGCCGAGCTCGACATCGAAGTGGAAGACCACGGTATCGACGAGGCCAGCGGGGAGCCGATCCGGCCGCATCGGCTGGTCGGTGTGATCCTGCGGTTGGGGTAGCCGATGGCCCGGTTCACCGGCCGGCGGCAGCCACGCCGGGCCATCTACCTGCACGGCAAGCCTCCGCTGGAGGCCCCGCAGACCGTCGCGGGGTTGCGGTTGTGGCTGGCCGCCGACAAGATCGGCGGCCTCTCCGGCGGCGCCGCCGTCGCCACCTGGGCCGACGCGAGCGGCCGCGCAAACGACGCCACCCAGCCGACCGGCGCCAACCAGCCCACCTACCAGACCGCAGTCATCAACGGCCTTCCAGTTGTCCGGTTCGACGGCTCCAACGACTGGATGAACCTGGCCACCACCGATCTGCTCGCCGCCACGAACGCGATTGGTGCGATCAGTTTCTTCGCGGTCGCCAAGCTGAGCGCGACCGCCGCGACCACCAACGACTACCTGGCGATCTCCACCGGCACCGCCGCCAACTCGGCCCGCCTCAAGGCGGGGCAGCGCGCCCCCGCCGGGTCGGGGGTGTGGGGGATGACCGCCCGCCGGCTGGACGCCGACGCGGCCGCCAACATCGAAGACGCAAACGACGACACCGCCTGGCATGTCCACTCGGCGATCATGGACTACGTCAACGGCGACGGGTTCCTCAACCTCGACGGGACGCAGATCGGGTCGAACCTGGCGCTGACCAGCTCGGGGACGACATCGGCGACCAACGCGCTCGCCGCAGCGGTCGGTGGCCGCGCGGACGGGCTCGGGGAGTTCTGGGCTGGCGACATCGCCGAGCTGATCGTCTACGTCGGCGCGAACAAGATCGCCGACGCGGACCGGGACCTGGTCACCAACTATCTGCTCACCAAGTACGCCATCACCGGTGGTGGGCAGGCGAGCTCCGGCGCGGCGACCGGGGAGCAGCGCACCACCGGCACCAGCGCGGGCGTCAAGGGCGCCGCCGGCGCCACGGTGGGCGCAGCCCGGGTAGCCGGGCTGGCCACGGGCGTCAAGGGGGCCGCGGGCGCCACGGTGGGCGCGCAGCGGGTGTCGGGGCTGTCGACCGGCAGCAAGGGCGCCGTCGGCGCCACGCAAGGGCAGGCCCGAACCGCAGGGCTGGTCGCGGTCCGCAAGCAGGCCCTCGGGGCGACGGTCGGGGAGCAGCGCACCACCGGGCTCGCGGTCCGGGGCGCGCCGTTCGCCACCGGAGCGACCAGCGGCCAGCAACGCGTCACCGGCCAGAGCACCGGGACCAAGGGCGCCGTCGGTGCGCAGAGCGGCCAGCAGCGCACCGCCGGCCAAGTGGCCGTCCGCAAGCAGGCGCTCGGCGCCGGCAGTGGGCAGCAGCGCAGCGTCGGTACAGCGTCGGCACGCAAGCAGGCCACCGGCGCGACCATCGGGGAGCAGCGCACCACCGGGCTGGCCACCACCGCCCCACCGCCACCCTCCGGCGCGGCGGTCGGCCAGCAGCGGGTCACCGGCCTGTCGACCGGCCGGAAAGGCGCCGTCGGCACTGCCAGCGGGCAGCAGCGCACCGCCGGCGCGAGCACCGGGATCCACCGCGCCGTCGGTGCCACCAGCGGCCAGCAGAGGATCGGTGCCACCACCGCCGGGGCGAAGGGTGGCCGCGGCGCGACCAGCGGGCAGCAGCGGCTCGCCGGCCAGGTCGTCGCCACGATGCTGGCCGCAGTCGTCAAAGCGTTCGGCCGGGTCAACGTCGGCGGGCCGGCCGGGTCAGTCCTGGTCGCCAGCCAACATCAGGGCACCGTCACCGTGACCAGCGCGGAAGGGGAGGTGAGCGTGGAATGACCGCAAGCCCAGAGCCGCTGAGCGTCGGCGACAGCTACAAGCTGCCCTACACCCTGACCGCCGACGATCCGGCGTTCACCAACTGGGCCGGCGTGGTCGTCACGACCACGGTCACCAAGCCGGACGGCACGCCGGACACGCCGACGACCACGCCGGGCACACCGGTGGGCCCCGTCCGGGTGTACACCGCGGTCGGGTCGTGCTCCCAGCCTGGCATCTGGAGCTATAAGTTCGCCGCGACGGGCGCGCTCACCGAGGTCAGCGAGGGCCAGTTCGAGGTCACCCCCGCGGGCACGACGCCTTCGGCGCTCTACTGCACGGTCGGGGAGGTCCGCGGGCAGCTCGGCGACGACGGCGGCAACCTCGACGGGACGCTGCTCCAGCGGGCCGTCAACGCGACCTCCGAGGCGATCGACACCTACTGCTCCGGTGGGGTCACCGACGCGCCCCGCCGGTTCTGGCGGGACCTCGCCCCCACGATCCGTGTCTTCCGGACCGATGACCCGTGGCGCGCGTGGGTCGCCGACATCTCCACCGCGACCGGGCTGCTGGTCAAGACCGACGAGGACGGCGACGGGGTCTTCGAGACGACCTGGACGATCACCACCGACTTCCAGCTCGAGCCGCTCAACGCCGACCTCGAAGGGTCCGCGTGGTGGGAGATCGTCGCGGTCGGCACCCGCCAGTTCCCCGTGTTCCCGCAGCGCGCCGGCGTGCAGGTGACCGCCCGGTTCGGCTGGCCAGCCATTCCCTACGGGGTCAACCAGGCCGCCATCCTGAAGGCGGTCAAACTGTTCCGCCGCAAGGACTCCCCCGACGGGTGGCGCGGCTTCACCGACTTCGGCCCCGTACGCATCTCCCGCTACGAGGACCCCGATGTGGCCGCGATGCTCGAGCCGTTCATGAAGACCCGGAGCCGGACGCTCAACTACACCCCGCAGCGGTCCAGCCTCTTCCACGGAGGCAGGTAGCCGGTGGCCGGGATGGAGGAGATCCGCGACGCGGCCAGCGCCACGTTGGTCGCCGCGATCCCCGGGTTGTTCGGCTACCCCGAGATCTCCTCGGTGGTGAACCTGCCAGCGGTCGTGGTGGTCCCCCGCGGCGGGACCTATGAGGCGGGCATGGGCCCGGGCGTGGACGACCTGTACCTGTTCGACCTGGACGTGCTCTGCTCTGCCGCCGACGACGTGCTCGCGCAGAACAAGCTCGACGCGTTCCTCACCGGCGCGGGGCCCCGGTCGATCCGGCAGGCGGTCTACGCCAGCCGCGACCAGCGCCGCGACGCGTTCGGGCTGCTCAACTGCAAGGCGCGGGTGACCGGGTGGAGCGGGTACCGCAGAGGGTTCGAGGGTGCCGGCGTCGAGCATGTCGGCGCGAGCGTCGGCCTGGAAGTCATCACCTCAGCGATGGTCTAGCGCGGCGCCCGGCTCGGGCCCGCCTCTCCTGGCCTCAGCGGGTCCGACGCCCAACACCAGGACGAGGGACGTAGAGGGCAGCACCCCCTCGCCGAGCGCCGAGCCAGGACGTTACCGCATCCGTGCACCAGGAAGGGAGCCGTATGGCCAGCAAGCCAATGGGCCAGGACGAGAAGGACCGCATCGGGCAGGCGGAGATGAACGCCCGCCGCCTCGAGGCCGGCGAGTTCGACGCGCTCGACAAGGACACGCTCCGCGCCGAGGCCGGGCGGCGCGGCGTCCACGTCAAGGCAGGCGCGACCGAGCAGGACATCATCAGCGCGCTCCGCGGCGCCGCCGCCGAGCCGGCCCAGGAGGCGTAGCACGTGGCCGCGTACACCGTCTACACCCCGGACCTGACCGGCGACTCCAAGGCCTACGTGACCCCCGCCAACGGCGACACCTTCCCCAACGACGGGCACACCGTCCTGCACGTGAAGAACGCCAACGCTTCCCCGTGTGTCGTCACGATCGACTCGGTGCGGCCGTGCGACCAGGGCGTCGACCACAACCCGGCCCCGAGCGTCGCGGCGACCACCGGCGACGAGATCATCGGCCCGTTCCCGATCGCCCGGTTCGGCGGGACCGTCACCGTCATCAGCTACTCGGTGACCGCCTCAGTGCTGGTCGCCGCGATCTCCGTGCCGCAGGCCTAGCCAGCGGTCCCGACAGCACCGCGTGAAGGAGGAACCTAGTGGCTGGCCAAGCGGCCTCAGAGATCAGGGTCGGCGCGAACGGCACCATCTACATCGCGCCGTCCGGGACGACCCCGCCAGTGGACATCCTGGCCGCGTGGCCCGGCGCGTTCGTCAACATCGGGTTTGCGACCGAGGATGGCGGGAAGCTCGCGCGCAGCATGGACACCGAGATGGTGAAGGCGTGGCAGTCGATCGGGGTGCTGCGCTACCTCATCACCGGCGTCGGCCTCACCTGCGCGTTCACGCTGCTCCAGTCCGACAAGGACATCCTGCCGCTGTACTTCGGTGGCGGTTCCGTGGTCACCCAGGCGGCCGGGAAGTACAAGTTCGACATCTCCTCCGCGCCGACGGTGGATGAGCGGGTGTTCGGGCTGGAATGGACCGACGCGGCGCTGATCTACCGGTTCATCATGCCGCGGTGCATGGTCACCGACACCGGGGAGACCACGGTCGGGCGGAACGACGCGATCCAATGGCCCTTCACGATCTCCGCGATGTCGCCCGCCTCGGGCACCGTGCTCGGCACGATCCTGACCAACGACCCCGCTTTCGCCTGATGGCGAACATCCGCATCAACCCCAACCTCGAGGCCGAGCTCACCGGCCGGCTTCTCGGCTCCCGCGCGGAAACGCACGGGCCGATGGAGCGAGTGCTCGGCGAGGCGGCGGAGGAGATCGCGCAGCGGGCCCGACAGATCGGCCGCCGCGAGTTCTACCGAACCGGCGGGTATGTGCGCGGCATCGAGGCCGACACCGGCACCAACGAGCATGGCGAGCTGGTCGGCCGGGTCGTGGCGACCGACTGGAAGTCGCACTGGGCGGAGCGGGGCTGGGGTGACCGCAGGGGCGGCAAGCGGGCACGCCACATCCTCGCCCGTGCGGCGCAGCAGGTCGGTTTCCGGGTGCTGGCCGGTCAGACGCTCGGCGCTGTCGGCGGCATGGTCGCCCGACGCGCGATCGGTAGCCGGCCGCGACCCGCGATCAGTGGCCAGCAGCGGGCGATCAGCGGAAGGAGATGACATGGCACGAGTGGATCTGAACGCCCGGCGCGCCGCGCGGTCCGAGGCGGAGAACACCCCGCATGAGGTTGTGCTCGGGGTCGACGAGGACGGCAAGGAGCAGGTGTTCAAGCTCGTCCCGTCCCTGCCGCTGGAGATCACCGACCTGCTCAACACGGGCCAGTTCCGCGAGGCGATGGAGCTGCTGCTGGTCGACCCGGCCGACTGGCGGCGGATGTGCGCGGCTGGCGTGGACGCTGACGATCTGCTGGCCATGATCGATCTGTACGGCGTGGTCCTGGGGGAATCGCAGGCCTCGGGCAGTTCCTCGACCAGTGGTGGCCGCAGCTCGAGGCCGACTTCGCCCACTACTACCCCGGCCTCCCCCCGCTCGCGGAAGTCTGCTACGGCCCCCACCCCGCCAGTGCCCGCCGCATCGACACCCTGATCCGCGAACTCCCACCGACCTCACGGACCGCCCTGGCGGTCCACGGCCCTGGCGCCGGGTGGGGGAACCGTGAGGAGCTGGCCGCCACGGCGGTCGAGGAGCTCCGCAAGATCGCGTTCTACTTCCACGCGGCGTCGTTCAAGCCGCCCCACCCGGAGCCGACCCCGCTGCCCCGCCCCTGGGCCACCGGTGACAGCCAGCCGGCGGAGCCGGGGACGGTGGAGCTGGCCGAGCCGCCACGGATGAGCACCAAGGAAGAGATCCGCGCGTTCTTCGGTCGGGCAGGGACCGAGATCGTCTACTCCGAAAGCTAACTGCAGGAGTTCCCTTTGGGCCTTTCCGCAGGTGACGCGTACCTCGATGTTCACGGGGAGCTTGAGCCAGGGTTCAACCGGAAGCTGGCCAGCAAGCTCCAGGGTCCGGTCAGCAAGGCCGGCGAGCAGGCGTCCCACCATTTCGGTCGGAGCTTCGCGCGAGGGCTGAAAGCCTCCAGCGTGGCGATCGGTGTGGGGCTGGCCGCTGCGACGGTGCTGGCGACCAAGGGTGTCCTGGCGACCACCAAGGCCGCGTCGGATCTGAACGAGACGGTCAACAAGACCGACGTCATCTTCGGGAAAAGCGCGAAGGGGATCCAGCAGTGGGCGCGCGGATCGGCCAAGTCGTTCGGCCTGTCCCGGAATGAGGCGTTGACGAACGCTTCCGCGTTCGGGGACATGTTCCGCCAGCTCGGCATCGGCCTGCCGACCACCACCAAGATGAGCAAGAGCATGGTCGGGCTGGCCTCCGACCTCGCCTCATTCTCCAACGCCGACATCAGCCAGGTGCTGGAGGCGCAGCAGGCCGCCTTCCGCGGCGAATACGACTCGCTCCAGCGGTTCATCCCCGCGATCAACGCCGCGCGGGTCCAGCAGGTCGCGCTCTCCCAAACCCACAAGAAGAGCGTGAAGGACCTGACTGACGCTGAGAAGGCGCAGGCGACCTACACGATCATGATGCACGACTCGACTCGTGCGCAGGGCGACTTCGCGCGGACCAGCGGCGGGCTGGCGAACCAGCAGCGGATCCAGAAGGCGCAGTGGGAGAACCTGAAGACCACCATCGGCCAAGGCTTTTTGCCTGCGCAGCTGGCCGTGACCAAGGCGATGACCTCGAAGCTCCTCCCCGCGCTGACGGTGCTGGCCAGCACCTACGGGCCGAAGGCTGGCGCGGTCGTGACCCGCCTGGCCACCTCGTTCGCCAAGGCGGTGCCCACCTCGAAAGAGCTCGGGTACGGCATCACCGCGCTCCAGGCCGCATTCTCGGGTGAGGGGATCACCACCCAGGCGGGCACCTTCGTCGGGACCATGGAACGGCTCGGCGTCAAAGGCCGGCAGGTGGTCGACTGGGCCAAAAGCTTCGGGCCGCTCCTCGGCCGGATCGGGCAGAGCTTCGGCAAGCTGTTCACCTCGTCCAGCCAGGTCGGCCCGGCCCTGCAGCAGGCTGGTGGTGGCGGCCACATGTTCGCCAACAGCCTGATCATCGTCGGGCCGGTCCTGGACGCGGTCGCCCGCAACCTCCACAACATCCTCCCGTGGCTCCCCGCGATCCTCGCCGGGTTCCTCGCGTTCCGCGCGATCCGCAGCGTCACCGCACCACTAGTCCAGATCGGCGACCTGATCTCCAACATCGCGGCGCCGTTCCGGATCGCGGCGCTGTTCGCGCAGAACCGGGCGCTCAAGGCCCACACCGCCGCGCTGGTCGAGAACACTGGCGCGATCACCGGGAACACTGTGGCGACCGAGGTGTCCACCACCGCCGGGAAGGTCGGCATCCTCACCTCGCTTCGGGCGCGCGCCGCGATGATCGGTCAGGCCATCGCCGCCAAGGCGGTCGCTGTGGCGAGCCGGGCGTGGGCGGCGGTCCAGTGGCTCGTCAACGCGGCGCTGACGGCCAACCCGATCGGGATCGTGATCGTCGCGGTCGCCGCGCTGGTCGCCGGGATCGTCCTGGCCTACAAGCACTCGGACAAATTCCGCGCAATCGTCAACGCGGCGTTCCGGGCGGTCGCGGCGGCCGGGAAGTGGATGTGGGAGACCGTTCTGAAGCCGGTGTTCCGGTTCCTGGCCAACACCTTCCTCGACGTCGCCGGCACCATCGTCCACGCCGCCGCGACCGCGTTCGGGTGGGTGCCCGGCATCGGCGGGAAACTCCGCAGCGCGGCCAAGACGTTCGACACCTTCCGGGACCAGGTGAACGCCAAGCTCGGCGGGATCAAGGACAAGAAGGTCACCGTCAAGGCCGAGGCGATCCTGCAGACCTTCTCATCGACCGGGCCGCTCGGGATCGTGCGGCGCCAAGCCAAGGGCGGCCCCACAAGCCTGGGTGTGACGACCCTGGTCGGGGAGGAAGGCCCCGAGCTCGTCCAGTTCCACCAGCCCGGCTACGTGTACACCGCAGCGCAGACCCGTCAGCTCCTGGCCCACGGGATGGCCCGCGGCGGACCGGTCGGCGACGCCGGCGACGCGCCCGGCGTGCACATCACCCCGTTCGGGTCGGTCAGCAACCTGGAACGCAACGTCCCGAAGGTCAACGCGCAGCTCGCTAGGATCGCCGCGCAGCTCGGCGCCGCGCTCAAGAAGTTCCTGATCCCCTCGGGACGGATCGGCCGGGTCCTCAAGTTCCTGACGGCGCAGCTCGGCGAGCCGTACCAGTGGGGCGCGACCGGCCCGGACCGGTGGGACTGCTCCGGGCTGATGCTCCGCGGCTTCGCCGCCGGCGGGGTCCGTCTCCCCCGGGTCGCCGCGCAGCAGGCCCACGCCGGCCGGGGCGTGTCCCGCGCCGGCGCGCGGCTGGGTGACCTGATCTACTTCGGCAGCCCCGCGCATCACATCGGGTTCTACCTCGGCGGGGACCGGATGCTCCACGCCCCCCACACCGGCGACGTCGTCCGCGTGTCCGGCGGGCGGGTCGGGACCGGCTACCGGCGGGTCCTCGACCGGGGCGGCTGGCTGATGCCGGGGGAGAGCGGGATCAACCTGACCAGCCGGCCGGAGCGGTTCATCGGCCCGCAGGAAAGCATCCGGCTGCACCCCGACTCGATCCGGGCGCTCGCCGATGAGCTCCGCGCCAACCCGCCCCGGATCGTGGTCGATGACCTGGCCGCCGGGCAGGCACGGGCGAGCCGGCGTGTCGGTGGGGTCACCCGCTGATGGTGGCGTTCGCTGACCGGCTGGAGGTCGCGTGGACGACCCAGCCGCTGGACCCCTCCCCGGTCTGGAGCGACGAGAGCGCCTACCTGCGCCCGCCCCAGATCAGCGCCAACAATCATGGCCGCCCCGACGAGTTCAGCGACACCAGCCCGACGGTGCTGACCTTCACCCTCGACAACACCGATGGGCGGTTCACCCGCTTCCGGGCCGCGTCGCCGCTGTACCCCAATGTCCGCAACGGCCGGCGGTGCCGCTGGACCCGCGTGTTCATCCTGCGCAACTGGGTGACCAACCCGACCTTCGACGTGGACACCTCGGGGTGGGTCGTGGGCGGGTCGGTCCCCCCCGTCTTGACGAGGACGACCAGCACGACCCACTCGGGTGCTGGGGCGGGGCTGATCACCTGGGGGACCGGTGGGACGTTCCCCCAGATCGCCACCACCCTGAACGACCTGACGATCGGGAAGACCTACACCGCGTCGGCGTGGGTGAACGTGCCAGCCACCAACCCGGCGCTGAAACTGGTCATCGGTGGGATCGGGATCGGCAGCCCCTCCACCATCACCGGGGCGTACCAGCAGATCACGCTCACGTTCGTGGCGACCGCGACCACCCACAGCCTGCAAGTGTGGCCGGATTCGGCGCCGACCAGTGGGCAGACCGGCCGGGTCGACGACATCCAGGTCGAAGAGGGCCCGGTGGCGACCACCTTCGACGGCACCCCGCCGCTGGTGTCGATCCGGTTCGACGGGCACGTCAACGAGTTCCCGACCACCTGGGCCGCCCCCCTCGCGCAGTATGTTCCCGCCACGATCACCGCGACCGACCGGATGAAACGGTTCGGCCGGCCCGGTACGCTCCGCTCGATGCTCGAGGAGGAGATCCTCCGCGACACGGTCGCCGCGTTCGGGACCGCCTCGGCGTACTACCCGCTGTCGGAGCCCACCGGCGCGACCTCGGCGGCCAACATCACCGCGTCGCCGCAGGGACCCGCCGCGCTCGTGCAGGCCGGGTCGGGTGGGACGCTCGAGTTCGCGCAGGGGACCGGGCCGGGCACCGACGACCTGTCCGCGCCGATGCTCACTCCCGCGTCGCCGACGGCCGGGAAGTACCTGCTGGCACCGCTTGCCACCCCGGTCGGATTCTTCGGGATCACCCTCGAGGCGTGGATCCGGACCGCGACGACCTCCACCGTGTCCCGGACGGTCGCGGCGGTCTACGACGGCAGCGGCAACGCGACCATGCTGTCCATCAACGAGTTCGGGGAGGCGGAGGCCGCCGGGGCCCGCGCCGCCGGCAAGGAGATCTACGCGATCGCGTGGGCGTCCAACAACGTCGGCGACGGCCGCACCCACCATCTGGTGGTCACCGAGTCGATCTCGGGGACGACGGTGACGGTGCGCCTGTACGTCGACGGGGTCCAGCGGTCGACGACGACGTTCACGTCGACCGCGCTGCCAGCCTACCGGTCCCTCGGGATCGGCTGGTGGAAGTCCAACCCGTCCGGCTACGGGATCTTCAACGGCACGCTCGCCCACGTCGCCGCGCACTCGGGCGCGCTGGCCGCCGGCCGGATCGCCGACCACTACAACGCCGGTGCGAATGGGCTGGCCGGCGAGCGGACCGACCAGCGGCTCGACCGGATCGCCGACTGGGCAGGCCTCCCCTCGGCCGACCGCGCGCTGGACGTGGGTGACTCCACCGTCGGGGCGCAGTCGACCAGCGGGCAGCAGCCCGCCGACGTGGCAC